GCTCAGATGCTGAAAGATGTTGGTGCTAAATACATCATTATCGGCCATTCAGAGCGTCGTACTTACCACAAAGAAAGCGATGAGTTCATTGCTGAGAAATTCGCAGCGGTTAAAGAAGCCGGTTTAATCCCTGTTCTGTGCATCGGTGAAACCGACGCAGAAAACGAAGCAGGCAAAACTCAGGAAGTTTGTGCGCGTCAGTTAGACGCCGTGTTGAAAACCATGGGCGCTCAGGTGTTCAAAGGTGCAGTCATCGCTTACGAACCAGTATGGGCAATCGGTACTGGCAAATCTGCAACGCCAGCACAGGCTCAGGCCGTTCACAAATTCATCCGTGACCATATCGCTAAACACAACGCTGAAGCCGCTGAAGAAGTGATCATTCAGTACGGTGGCTCTGTAAATGCCGCTAACGCTGCTGAGCTGTTCACCCAGCCAGACATCGATGGCGCGCTGGTTGGTGGTGCATCTCTGAAAGCTGACGCTTTCGCGGTTATTGTTAAAGCCGCAGCTGAAGCGAAAAAAGCCTAATCGCTTTTTTGAGCTTTAAATGCAAAAAACCCCGGAAATCCGGGGTTTTTTATATCTGACCTTTTAGCGCTGCGAGATTTGATCAAACTCACCGCCAGTTGAAAAGTGCTCTTTCTGCGCTTTCTGCCAGCCACCAAAAACTTGGTCGACGGTAAACAGCTTCAGCTGTGGAAACTGCTGGCTGTATTGTTTGGCAATGGCCTCATCGCGCGGGCGGTAATAGTTCTTCGCCGCGATAGTTTGCCCTTCCGGTGAATATAGATATTTCAGATATTCATCAGCAACCTGACGCGTACCACGCTTATCGACCACTTTATCAACCACCGATACCGTTGGCTCAGCCAGAATAGAAACGCTTGGCGTTACAATTTCAAACTGATCTTTGCCCAACTCATGCTGCGCCAACAACGCTTCATTTTCCCATGCGATCAGCACATCACCGATACCTCGCTCAACAAAGGTATTGGTTGCACCACGCGCGCCAGAATCCAGCACTTCAACGTTCTTATACAGCGCCTTCACGAACTCTTTGGCTTTTGCCTGATCGTTGTTGTTGTTCTGCAATGCATAACCCCATGCGCCTAAATAGTTCCAGCGAGCGCCGCCCGAGGTTTTTGGGTTAGGCGTGATAATGGCAACGCCCGGCTTGATTAAATCATTCCAGTCGTGGATCTGTTTGGGGTTCCCTTTACGTACCAAAAATACAATGGTCGATGTGTAAGGTGCAGAGTTATCGGGTAGGCGTTTAATCCAGTTTTTATCAATGCGACCACGCTCAGCGATGGCGTCAACGTCATAAGCCAGCGCGAGCGTGACAACATCGGCCTCGATACCGTTGATAACCGACGTGGCCTGCTTGCCGGAGCCGCCATGAGACTGCCTGATCGTTACATTATCGCCCGTTTCATGCTTATAGTGTTTGCTGAAAGCCTCGTTGTATTGTTGATAAAGCTCTCGCGTTGGATCGTAAGAAACGTTTAGCAACTGAATATCTTTTGCTAGTGCACCGGTAGCCACCAGCAGTAACGACAGCCCAATCCCGAATTTATGCATCACCGCTCTCCAAAACTTTGTCCCCAAGAAGTTAAAGTAGAGCTTGCCAGAAACCTGAGGAATCATTAAAGAATAAAAAAGATACAGTTATGCCTTCAGGGAATAATAAAAAGCGTTTTACTCAGGGGATTTATTCGTAGAGATAAGCAAAAAGCCCCAAGACGGGGCTTTTTGAATCAGATTCACTGTCTGTTTATGAAACGATTAGTACAGCATTTTCGCAGTTTCTAACCAGTCACCTTTAAACGGACGCTTCATGTTTTCAACGGCGTCGATGATGTCGTGGTGAACCAGTTTTTCGTTCTGAATACCAACACAACGCCCGCCATAGCCCTGCAGCAGCAGTTCAATGGAGTACGCGCCCATACGGGAAGCCAGAATGCGGTCATAAGCAACTGGCGCACCACCGCGCTGGATGTGGCCCAGTACAGTTGCGCGAGTTTCACGGCCGGTTTCTTGCTCGATGTGTTTCGCCAACTCATCGATATCACAGATATGCTCGGTGATAGCCACAATTGCGTGTTTTTTACCCTTGATGATGCCCGCTTTGATTTCGTTAACCAGATCTTCGCGTTTAAACTCAACTTCTGGCAGAACGATGAACTCACAGCCACCGGCAATCGCCGCAGCCAGGGTCAAATCGCCACAGTAGCGGCCCATCACCTCAACGATAGAGATACGCTGGTGGGAAGAAGAGGTATCACGCAGACGGTCAATTGCTTCAACTACGGTCTCTAACGCGGTGAAGTAACCGATCGTGTAGTCGGTACCGGCTACGTCGTTATCAATGGTGCCCGGCAAACCAATGCAAGGAAAACCCATTTCCGTAATGCGCTTCGCGCCCATGTATGAACCATCACCACCGATAACAACCAATGCGTCTAAACCAACTTTACGCATGTTATCAACGGCTTTCTCACGCACTTTGTCATCACGGAATTCAGGGAAACGCGCAGAACCCAAGAAAGTACCACCACGGTTAATCATGTCTGAAACGCTAGAACGATCCAGCTGCTTCATTCGACCTTCGTACAAGCCAAGGTAGCCGTCCTCAATACCGTAGACTTCTAACCCTTTCGCTAACGCTGCACGTACAACACCACGGATCGCAGCGTTCATACCTGGAGCGTCACCGCCACTCGTCAATACACCGATTTTCTTGATCATGACTACCTCTGAGCTTGTAGATGCTATTCTTAAGAATTGTTTTCGCCATCGCGCTAAACGTTATTATATGTGGTACAGGACACAGGTATAAAAAATGAACGTTTATCGCTGCTACTGCTGAATATTATATCAAAGTTATCCAGCTGAATTGATTCAGGTCAGTCTAGTTTGTGGAAAAAAAATTCCCAAGCACTTAAAGAATAAATTTAGAAACCCACCACACTAATAACATTATTTCTTATAGTTTAGCCGTGATTAGAGCTCCCAATGCCCTTTTCGTCCGTCCGGCACCACTGAACAGGGATCTTGATGGATAATCACGTCCGAACCAGGGAAACGCTGCAAAATCGCCTGCTCAACCTGTTCAGCAATGCCATGAGCCTGAATTAAAGGCAGGTTATCGTCCATCTCAATATGTAACTGAATAAAACGAGTTGGCCCAGATTGACGCGTTCTGAGATCATGCACGCCGCTGACGCCCGGCCATGCGTGTACAATATCAATAATTGCTTGTCTTTCATCGTCGTCCAACGCCCGGTCCAATAAAGACTGCACGGCTTCATATCCCATACGCAGCGCGCTATACAGGATATAAACCCCAATTCCCAGTGCAAACAGGGAGTCTGCGCGAGTAAAGCCATACCAGCTCAGCCCCAGAGAAATAAGAATGGCACCGTTCATCATCACGTCAGACTGATAATGCAGCATATCGGCACGCACCGCCTGACTAAGCGTTTTGCGCACGACCCAACGCTGGAAAGTGACCAACAGCATCGTGCAAGCTAAAGCGATAATAGTCACCCCAATCCCTAGGCCGGGATCGGTCATCGGCTCTGGATTAATAAGGTGTTGAAATCCGGTAAGGAACAAAAACAGCGCAGAACCCGAAATAAACATGCTTTGAGCCAGCGCGGCCAACGATTCGGCTTTACCATGACCAAAAGTATGCTCTTCATCAGCTGGCTGAAGGGAATAGCGCACCACAAACAGGTTGGTTAGCGAGGCTGCGATATCCACCACCGAATCCACTAGCGACGCCAATAAACTCACCGAGCCAGTATGCCACCAGGCAAGCGTTTTAATGATAAGGAGAGCGGTGGCAGTAACCGTGGCTCCCAGCGCAGCGGTTTTGACTAACCGTGCATACTGCTGGTCCATGAAAATTTCCTTTAACGATTATGGCTGTTCAGTATAGCGAATTAATGACAAAAAAAAGCCTGTTGGAAAATAGCTCGATACCACTCGCTAAATCGCAGGCAAAAAAAACCCCACCGTAAGGTGGGGAAGACAGGGATGGTGAAGATATTTCTCATGTAACAAACTGGAATAAAAGGATTTATTCTAATCTTCGTCTACATTTTGACTACACTTCGACAAAGAAGCAGCCAGGCGCACCGCGCCTGGCTGTTCCGTTTTTGAGCACCATCGACAATAATACCCGCCTAAATACGGAGGGTACCCAATGGAAAAAATCATCACTATCATTGCAGCGATAGCCGGTATCGCTTTCTGGATCGGGCTTATAAATCCAAAGTGGGTTTTCATGCCAAACAGAAAAAAATCGTCTCTTTTCTACTTCTCAATGTGCTTAGTCGTTGCTGCAGTAGGGGCCAGCTTACGCCCTTCTACCTCAAGCAACGCTCAAGAACGCCCACCGATTAAAGAAGAAAAATTTAAATACGCCGATTTATCACTAAAGGAATGGAGAGTTAAGAACGATAAGGAAGACCGACGCAAGATTGTTAACTCGTATGTTAAATTTAAAAAGATCCCTGAATCTGCACGTAATGACTTCTACAACTGCCTAAGCGAATATTCTCATAGAAAATCGGAAGAACTACACCTCGATCAAGTGCTTGATTGGTGTTACTCAGATTTTACCCGCGATGCAACATCACTTTCTGACCGTATAAATTTTGATAATTTCGATGAAATGCTGAGCGACTATAACGGTGTCTACTATCCCTTAGAGGTCGCGATCAAAGAACAGATGAACGATGACTCATCCTACAAACATATCAAAACCACCCATCAATTAATGTTTGAGAAAGACAAAAAACCATATGCAGTATTTGTGACAACATTCCGTGGCGCAAATGCTCTTGGGGCAACGGTAAAAAACACCGTTTCCGCTAAAGTAGATATAGCCACAGGTAAGATTGTTGAACTGAAAGAACTGCAATAACAATAAAGCCTGCCTGTGCGGCAGGCTTTTGCCTTGCTTCGAAACTACAACACCAGACTAAGCTGATCTTCGCCGTGATGACTTCGCGGGAAAACATCTTGAGGAACCACCGCGCCGGGGACTGGTTGAGTCTGGTTTAATGATTCGTCTATTTGCGTCATGCTGGTAAAGCAGTAGCCGCACAACATGTTTTGACACTGGTGATAACTGCGTCGCACTAAGTCACTCAACTCTACACTGGTACGAGTTTTCGCAACTGCACGGCAGCGAGGACAGCGCATTGCCATACGCGGGCCTCCTCTGGGCTGGTTAATATCACGTCAAGTATAACGCTTAACCCGTTGATTCGTCACCCGCCTCAGCCGTCCATTCATCGATCTTAACTTCCAGCTCCAGCGAAGTGGTAAAGCCGCCGCTGCCGATATCATGCACACATCGGGTAATCGTCCAGTAACCGTTATCAATTGTGGACTTAAAGCCCGATACGCTTGCCGGTTGTTCCGGGTACAAATCCGCCCGGCCCCGTGCCAGCGTGATGGAGAATGATGCCGCACCACGCTGTAACTGGCTCCACTTCGCCGCCGCTGCCCGCTTCGCTGCCTTCTCGGTTTTGAACGTCTTGCGGATCACGAATACGTTGCCTTCCGCGCCTGCCATGTAATCCCCTTCTTTGCTGCTTGAGGCGGGTTCTTTCGGCTTCTTCGGCTGGGTTGTTCTGCGACGTCTGCGGGTGTTTGTCTGTACCGTGGTGGCAGGCTTCTTCCCGAAATTCAGATCCAGCCAGTAGGCAGTAACGCCGGTATAAGCATCACGATCGGCAATGCTAAAACTGTGTTTATCGCCGCTGGCCCGCACAATGCTGATCGCCGGTAAAGGTTTACCGCTCTGGGTTACGCCCTGCCCCGGCGTGATGAACAGCAACATGCCGTTTTTGACGGTGGCAACCGCACCCAGCATATCCGCCATTCTGGTGAGAAAACTGATATCTGATTCACTGGTTTGGTCAGCGTGATCGATCTCAATCTTCGCCAGTTCCTCACTCACCCCGGCGCGCAGGTCGTACCGGCTGGCGATACTGGCAACCACATCGCCAACGGTAATATCGTGCCAGGAGTATTCACGCTTCACGTTGAACGTGTCGCGAAAGTCTGCGCTGCGGGCGCTGATGGTGAGCTGATCAGGCGGGCCACGGTGCGCAACCTCATCAACGGTGTACAGCCCTTTAAATATCAGCGGATCATTATCCCAGCCCAGCGAAACGGAAATCTTCGCGCCACGCGATGGCATAACGACCTGTCCGTCTGAATCATCCAGCGTGAGATCAAGCGTATCCGCTTCAAATCCCCGGTTGTCCGTCAGCGACAACGAGATCAAACGGTCATCCAGTGCGGTGAGCTGCTTGCCCTCAATCTGAATACTGAACGCCGGGCGGGGCGAATAACGCGCATCATCATCCAACATTTTATTGGTTCCCTCATTGGTGAGGGTACCATCGTCGCCACGCGCGCGCGTACAGACAACGCGGGGCTGTTGTTGCGGTCTGCTGACAACGCCCACCTCTCGCACCGGCTGGCAATTGTCGCAATGATAAGTGGCAATCATTGACCTGGCGAGGCAACTACATGGCCACAAATTACCATCACGGTGTAACCGTCACGGAAACCACCGATCTAAGCACGATGATCACCGATATTGATTCGGCGGTTATCGGCGTCGTTTGTATCGCTGACGATGCAGACGAAGAAGCGTTCCCGCTGGATACCCCTGTACTCATTACCCGCGTGGCTAACATGCTGGGCAAAGCAGGCAAAACCGGCACCCTGTTCACCACCCTGAAAGCCATTTCAGACCAGACCAGCCCGCAGACCATTGTGATCCGCGTGGCTGATGCGTCAAAAATTCCACCACCGGAAACCGGCACCGCCCCGACTCAGGATCAACTGGTCATTGGTGGCACCGACCCGGTAACAGGACTTTTCACCGGCATGTATGCGCTGCTATCGGCGGAGATGCGTGTTGGCGTCCGTCCGCGTGTGCTTGCCGTTCCCGGCCTTGATACTCAGCCAGTGGCGGCGCAACTCGGCGTGATGGCGGAGAAGCTGCGCGCCTTTGCTTATGTTTCAGCGAACGGCTGCAACACCATTGCAGAGGCAAAGGAATACCGCGAGCAGTTTGCCCAGCGTGAAATGATGGTGATCTGGCCTAACTTCATTTGCTACGACACCAACGCGGGAGCAAACGCCACCGTACCGGTGGGTGCTCATGCGGTAGGAATGCGCGCCAAAATCGACGCAACGCAGGGCTGGCACAAAACCATTTCCAACGTGCCTGTTAATAACGTGCAGGGGATGGATCGCGATATCTATTTCACCTTACAGGGCACCGACACCGACGCGGACGAGCTGAACGCGGCAGGCGTTACAACCCTGATCAAACAGGACGGCTATCGCATCTGGGGATCGCGCACCTGCGACGAAGAAACCTACATCTTTGAGAGCTACACCCGTACCGCTCAGATTGTGGCTGATACCGTGGCAGAAGCACATTTCTCCTACGTTGATAAACCGCTCACCCCGTCACTGGTGAAAGATATCGTTGACGGTATCAACCGCAAGCTGACGTCCTATGTGACGGCGGGCAAGCTACTGGGTGCGCGCTGCTGGTATGACCCTGAACCGAATACCAGCGAAACGCTGCGCAACGGGCAGCTCACCATCAAATACAACTACACGCCTGTCCCGCCGCTGGAAAATCTCAGCCTGGTGCAGGAGTTCACTGATGAATACTTCGCTACGTTTTCCAGCGCAGTGAATAACTAACCGGGGGCGCGTATGGCTCTGCCTAAAAAACTTAAATACTTCAACATGTTCTTTGACGGGGATAACTACTTCGGCATGGTGCCGGAAATTACCCCGGCGAAGTTAACCCGCAAGACAGAGGATTATCAGGCCGGTGGTATGCCTGGTTCTGTTGCGGTCGATCTCGGCTTTGATGCCGGGGCGCTGGATATGGATATCACCCTTGGCGGCATGGATGCGGGGCTGCTGAAAAAATGGGGCATCGCCACCGCCGATGGTATGCAAACGCGCTATGCGGGGTCGTACCAGGATGATTCAACCGGCGAAGCGGTACCCGTTGAAATCCAGACGCGCGGACGCTTCACGGAGATGGATCCGGGCACGTCCAAAACCGGGGATGATACTTCCCATAAGTACACCCTGAAAAATACCTATTACAAGCTGACCATCAACGGCGAAGAAATCATTGAAGTTGATGTGCTCAATATGATCTACAAAGTTGGCGGCGTTGACATGATGGAAAAACACCGCGCTAACATTGGCTTATAAGGAATTAACGCACCATGACCAAAGTAACCGGTAAAGAGGTTGTAACGCTCAATGCGCCTATCGTTCGCGGCAAGACGGCAATCAGCGAAATCACGATCACGCCAGTCTTAAAGCAGGCCGGATCGCTGCGTGGCTTAAAAGTCTATGACGTTCTGACGTCGAATTATGATGCGCTGGTTGTTTTGCTGCCACGCGTTACCGCCCCGGCACTGACCGCTGACGAAATCGCCCGCATGGATACGTGGGACTTCTGCCAGCTCGCCAATGCGGTGGTTGATTTTTTGCAACCACCTTCGGATCAGAGCGGGACGGATACGGGCAGCGCGTCATCCGATGCCCCTGCGAACGCATAGAAAACTTAATGGCGGATATCGCCGTCATTTTCCACTGGCGACCAGCGGAGATGGACGCCATGACGGTAGAGGAACTTCTGTTATGGCGTGATCAAGCCGCTGCGCGCAGTGGCGGAGATCAATAAATGGCAGACCGCAAATTAAATATTCAGGTGGCATTCAGCGCCCTGAATAATATGTCTCAACCTGTCAACGCGGCGCGCCAGAGTGCCGCCGCGCTGGCCTCTCAGATTAAGCAGACGCAGAGCAGCATCAAAGGGCTTGAGCGTCAGGCTACCAGCTTTGACCGGCTGACCAACGCCAACAAAAAAACCACCGATCAACTGGCTCAGGCAAAGACGCAGGCGCGTGAAATGGCGGCGGCATTCGGCCCGCTACGCCAGCGCAGCGCTGAGCAAGTTACCGCCCTCAATCAGCAGCGGGCAGCAATCCGCAACCTGACAGCCCAGCAGAAAACGGAACAGGCCCAGCTCAACCAGTTGCGCGCCAGCTTCTACAGCGAAGGGATTGCGATCAGCAGTACCAGCCGGGCAACGGAACAAATCAGCCAGCGCACCGCGCAGTACAATCGCCAACTTACTGAGCAACAGCGGCGGCTTGAGTCCGTCACTCAGGCGCAGGCCCGCTATGCCCGCGCCAAAGAAACCGGCGAGAAGCTGCAAAGTTCAGGCATGAAGACCGCAGCGACCGGCGCGGCGGTACTTGCCCCCGTAGCCGTAGCCATCAAAAGTTACAGCAGCCTGGAAGACGCCATGAAGGGCGTATCCAAACAGGTGAACGGGCTGCGGGATAATAACGGCAACCGCACGGCACAATTTGCTGAGATGCAAAAAGCCATCAAAGACGCTTCCGAAAACCTACCCATGCCCAACGGGGCCGTTGACTATGCCGCACTGGTAGAGGGCGGCGCACGCATGGGCGTGGCTAACAGTGATGATCCCTGGCAGAAGCAGAAAAAAGACCTACTCGATTTTGCCAACACCGCCGCTATGGCCTCAAAGGCGTTTGAGCTGCCTGCCGATCAGCTGTCGGAAAGCCTGGGTAAGATTGCAGGCCTGTACAAAGTACCGATACAAAATATTGGCGAATTAGGTGACGCCATTAACTATCTGGACGATAACGCCAAATCAAAAGGTTCAGAAATAATTGATGTTCTGCTGCGAGTGGGTGGCACTGCCGATCAGCTCGGCTATAAGAACGCAGCGGCGTTAGGGTCTACATTCCTTAGCCTTGGCGAAGGCGCAGAGACTGCTGGTACTGCTGTTAAAGCGATGGTGCGCGAGCTGGGCAACGCCATGGTGCAACCTGATCGCTTTATGGAGGGTCTGGACGCGCTGGGGCTGAGCGCGGAGAAGGTGCAGAAGAACATGGCAAAAGACGCCATGGGCACCATTATGGCGGTCATGGAGGCCACCAAAAAGCTTGACGACGACAAGCAGCTAAACGTTCTTACTCAGCTTTTTGGTGATGAATATGCCATGGCAGTAAGAAAGGTTGCCAACAACCTGCCAGAGCTGCGCAGGCAGCTCGAATTAACCCACGGCACCGCGTCGAAAGGTTCCATGAAGCGGGAGTCCGATATTGATAAAGATTCTCTCTCATCACAGTGGCAGATAACCAAAGCGGAGTTTGGCAACAATTTCAGCGCGCTGGGCGAAACCATGCGCGGGCCGATGATGGCAATCATGAAATCAGTCGGCGGCGTCATGCAATCAATCCGGGGCTGGATTGAAGCCAACCCGGCACTGGTTGCCGCCATCATGAAGACCGTCGCCGCGATTGGTGCCATTCTCACGGTGCTGGGTACGCTTATGCTGGCGCTGGGCGCAATACTCGGCCCGATGGCGCTTGTACGTCTGAGCTTTACCACGCTGGCAGGTGAAGGCGGGATCGCCAAACTGCTAACCAGCATCACCCGGCTGGGCGGCGCGTTTCAGTGGCTGGCGGGTTCACCCATGCAGGCGCTACTGACTGCCGGTCGTGCGGTCTTTGGCCCCCTGATCACGCTGCTGGCGGGTATCTCTGCCCCGGTCTGGGGTCTGATTGCCCTTTTTGCTGGCGTTGCTATTGCGATCATCCAGTTCTGGCAACCTATCAAGGCGTTTTTCAGCGGGTTCTTTACCGGCCTGATGCAGGGGCTACAGCCGATATTTTCTATCGTTTCCGCCGTATTCTCGCCGCTGGTACCCATATTTGACGCCATTGTCTCCGCCCTCAGTACGGTATGGGACTGGTTTACAAAACTGTTTGAGCCGATCCAGTTCTCCACTGAGGCGCTGAAATCCTGCACCAGTGCCGGGGAATCCTTCGGCAAGATTGTGGGAGATGCCATTTCACTGGTGCTATGGCCCGTTGAACAGCTCTGGAAGGGTCTGGATCTTGTGCTGGAAAAGCTGGGCCTAATCCCCGATCAGGCAGAGCGGGCCAAAAAAGCCGTTGAGCAGGTGAACACGCAGAAGAAGCTTACCGGGCTGGCGGATACGCTCGCCGGTGATCTGAAAGCCGTCACTGCGCAATCGAAGAAAGAAGAGGAGAAGAAGGAGCAGAAGCGGAAAACGGAACAGAGCCAGCAGCAGCAGGCACTTGCCAATAACCTGAAAGGCCCGGCAAACCTCGCACCGAAGATTAGCGGTAGTCTGGATAAAATCGCCAGCAACACGGCAGAGAAGAAAGACGGCCCCGGTGAAATCGTCTTCAAAAATAAACAGCCGTATATTCCTATCCGTGGCGGGTATGCCGAACCGGTGCAGCAGGTTCAGCGGCAGGTGCCATCACTCACCGCATGGATGCAGCAGCAGGCTGGCGCGCTCGTTTCCTCGGTGCTGCCGTACAGCGTTCAGCAGCCTGCCGCCCGTTCGCCAGTGTCGGCGGTTCCGTCTGCGGCATCTGTTGCGGCGCTTATGCCTGGCGGCGATATGTTTAATTTTGAGATCAACATCAACGGCGCGGGCCAACTGGATGAGCAAAAACTTGTTCAGCGCATCCGCGAAGAGTTTACCGTTGCCCAGCAGCAGGCCGCACGGCGCAAACGCTCGCAACTGACCGACCACGAATAAGGGGTATAGCCATGATGATGATATTGGGCATGTTTCCGTTTGCGCTGCAAACGACGCCCTACCAAACGTCGAACCAGTCCAATACATGGCGGCACGTCAAAAACGATCGCGTGGGGAAATCCCCGCGCTATCAGTACATAGGCCCAGATGAGGAGCCGATCACGCTCTCCGGTACGCTGTACCCGGAAATCAGCGGCGGCGATGTGTCGCTCACCACCCTGGAGACAATGGCATACACCGGCAGAGCCTGGCCCCTGATTGAAGGCACCGGCAAGATTTACGGGATGTACGTGATCGACGGGTTAACCCAGAATCGCACTGAGTTCTTTCAGGACGGGAAGGCGCGGAAGATTGATTTTACCCTCAGCCTGAAAAAGGTCAGCGAGGATATCAGGGAGAAGCTGGCGGAAATCACCAATGATGATGTACTGTCTATGGTGAAAGCGGGGGTGAATTTCTAACTTTATTTTTTTATGACCAACACGTTCATTGTTGGCAGTGTGGTACCGAAATCATCGGCACCGTCACTTTTAACCGTGCTGCATCACGGTCATTTATGGCGGTGCTCGATATCCGTTTACGCCTCTGGCTTCTCAGGCCAGTTGATATTCGGCGCGGTTGACGTGTCTACAGCCTGCACCGCTTTGATGTAGTTCATCCAGGCTATCAGGCTGGCTTTATCCTCATCGCTGATGATGCCTAACTGTAATTCAGTTTGCCAAAGGCTGATTGTTGCCTGAGCCTCCGCCAGTAGTGCCGCTTTCTGCTGTTCTGCTGCTTCCACGTCTGCTGCGTGCTGCGCTTCTGTATCCGTCGCCCATTCGCTACCGTTCCACGTATCGTATGGCGTGGCAGGTTCCAGCGTGGTGGTATTTTCCGGGTAATCACCCGGCACCGTGATGGCAACCGCTTCGCCGGTTTCAGTGCTGTAAACAGTTTCCCCACGATGATCGGCTAAATATTCCCAGGCGGTAAAATCCGCAGTCCGGCAAATTGCAAATCCCTCTTTGCTTTCACTCGGCGCATCAGTGCAGGAATTAGCAGGAATACCAACTCCCACATCCAGATACTCAACAGAAGACGAGAGGTATTCACGAGTTTCACCATCGTAGTTATAGACAGTAATTCCCCCAGCAACGGTAGCTATCATGTTCTGGTTCAATTCAGCTGTAGCCATCATGCAGCCCTCACTATGTAGTTAAATGCAACGTTACGCGGTCTGTTTTCAGCACCACCAACAATGGAGGTATTAAGTTCTGTCGCCGTTCTCCGGCTATCATCATTTCCAGCCGCAAGACAGCCATAATCATCTGTACCAATTAAAGTCCCGCCAGCGTCAATATCCTGCGGGGAAAGTGCAGTTGTTTTTGAGCTAATCGTCAACATCTCATAGGTACTATCTAGGCTAGTCAGCGGTATCTCTCTCCTAAGAACCCCCGCATAAAAATATGATTTATGGTAGTGCGCTCTTGTTTCCTCTGACTGGGTACTGATTAGTATTCTGTTTACATCAACCCCTCGACCATCATCCCAGCCACGAATAAACTCACCGCGAAGATCTGGCAATCTGCCAGAAGGATAAACCGCTGCCAGCTTCGGATATTTTGTTTTATCAAATGCTGCACCGTTGCACTTAAGCCATCCCGTTGGAGGTGTCATCGCAGGCCATGGGAGAGGAAAACCAGCGGGAGTATATTTATCAATATCCGCCTCAAGCAGGTATTGCTGATGCGGGTCACTGGCAGCAATATGCGCCGCCAGTTGCTGATCAACGTAGGCTTTCACCTGGATCATCTGGTCGTCAACATACTGACGGGTTGCCAGCACTACAGAGGGATCAATTTTAAGCGTTACCGCCTGGGTACTGCTGACAATCAGAATGACGCGAATCACCTGCACACGTCCGCTACCTTCCTGCAATAACGGCTTATAGGTTTCCGCGCAGTTCGCTACGGCAATCATATCGCCGTCACTGTCATACAAACCAATTTCACGGATCCACCATCCGCCCACGTCTTCCGGGATCACCTGCTCAGCAATAATCTGGTTGGTGTTTACCGGGTCAATGGTCAGCGTATTGAGCGGCGCGCGGCGCAGCTCATGCACAAGCGCAGTCTGCGCAGGGTTTGGCGTTGGCAGAGCACCGTTGCCATCCCCTACCGCCATCTGAGTAATTTCAACCTGTTCACCCAATGCCGTGGCGTTCGCCAGCTTCGCGGCCCCGACATTGGTTAGCAGGGCATAATATTTAGTTGCCACTTGGTGAGATCTCCACGGTATCGATCAAATGAATTGCACTACCCACATACTCCTCACCACCAACTGAAATGGTTTCGGGGAAGTAGGGGTACACGGTCAGCGTGTCGCCCAGATAGGCAGACGCGCCAACATATACGGGGCCGGCAGTCTGTAAGTGCAGGCTCATTCCCAGCATGTGACGGCTGCACGGCTTAACGTCAGCAATCAGCCGCTCAAGCTCCTGATAGGTTTCTTCGCTGATGCCTTCATCTTCAACGCCGATATCCAGCGTAAACGTGCCTGGGTCGGTGTTTATGTTCCACCACTCATTAATCCGGATGAAGTACCCGAACGGCTCCACAACGCGGCGCATTGCCCCGGTAGTGCCTTTGTAGCGGTGCAGGTAATACGCATCGGCTATGGCCTTGCGCTTCGTTGTCTGGGGCCAGTTCTCATCCCATCGGTCAACTGAGAAAGCCCACGCCAGATATGGCAGCAGGTCAACCGGGCAGGTATACGGATCCCAGAGCTGGCGCAGTGGTACCCGAACTTCCCCCAGAGAGGCGCAGACACGGGCGGCTACACGCTCAAGGCGCGTTGAGCTGGGCGGCGTAAGGGTTTTACTCATCGTACCCCCCAACGGTGATGGTGTAGCCGGTGCAATTCGACGCCTGAGTATCATCAAGCACCATATCCGCGAGTGGCTGCGCCAGCTCTACCCGCTGCACCCCTTCGACATGCAGCGCGGCATAAATGGCAGACAGTCGGATATCACGCCCCAGACGACGCTGATCGGCAATGTACGCCTGTAACTTCTGCTCAGATGCTTGGCGGACAGGTTCCGACTCCGGCCCCGGATAGATATACAGCGTGGCATCAATCTCATAAGGCACGATCTCCGCCGCCTGCACGGTCACGCGATCGGCAACCGGGCGCACCTCTTCGCCATTCAACGCGTTGGCGACAACATCGATCAGCTCCTGGCTGGCGGTGCCGTCACCCTCGCGGGAAAGCACAGAGATGGTGACGCAGGCAGGTGTTGGGCTTACGGCAGACACATCAGCAACGCGCCCATCAGCAGACAGGCCGAAAAATTCATATGCCGCCGTTGGCCCTGCGACGCTCAGCCCCTCAAACGCCTGCGGGGTACGGACGCGCAGATCGGCATCCGACTCCATCACTGCAGGAACAGGCGGCACAACGCTGTCATCTTCCGGTGTGATGGTCAGGCGCTCCACGTTGAAGTTTGCCGCCAACTGATCCAAATCGCTGCCCACGGAGTACGCCACCATGACCGCCCGCGCCGCTTCGTTCACGCGCTGGCGTAGCAACAATTCGCGGTAACAGTTTTCTTCCAGCAGCATGGTGATCGGCTCAGACTCCAGCGAGAGAGTGCGCCTGATAACGTCCTGTTCATCTTCCGGGTAAAGCGCAATGAATGCCTCTTTGCGCTCATTGAACAGTGTTTCAAAGTCCAACGGCTCAACCACCACCGGAGGCGGTAATTGTGAAAGGTCGATTGTTCCGCTCATGCCTGCACCTGCCTGCCGATCGTTATATCCGTGGTAAAGGGTGATTGGGTATCGGTACGGCTGGCCTTGATGGTGGCAACCATCTGCCCCGCCCCGGTTTCCCTCAGCACAATATTGGTCAGTGAGATGCGCGGCTCCCAGAGGAAAAGCGCGCTGTATATCGCGGACATAATGCGAAGGCGCGTTACGGCATTGCCTGGCTGGTCAATCAGGTTATTGAGTTGCGAGCCGTAGGCGCGGCGCATAACGCGAGAGCCAACCGGCGTTAACAAAATGTCATTGATGGACTGAGAAATATGCTCGTTGTCGGTGAGCGCTTCGCCGGTTTCGGCGTTCATCCCGCTATATCTTGCGCTGGTCATTGCGGGCCGTCCGTCTGGCTTCCGCCACGTTCTACGCCGCCATGTTTGTGGGTATGCACCACAACGCCATTTGATGTAATGCTGCCGCCGCTATGCTCAACATTGCCGGTCATCTTGCCGCCCTGTTTCATCTCAAACGTGGAGCACGAGAGCTTTTTAGTGCAGATCACTTCCGGCGTATCAAGGGTGATTGAGGTTGTTGCGGTACAGGTCATTTTTGGGGCAGTCGCGGCGATAGAGTCAGAAGCCTCTACGGTTGCACTCTTAATACCAGTAGCAGCGAGCGCACCGGTTGCCGGGTCATACAGAACCTTCGCCCCGTCAGGGTGCAAAGTAACATTTGACGTTTCACCGTTATCCGGTGGCTTCACACTATCGCTGTACAAGCTGCCCATGATGACGGCATTTTCCAGATCACCGCATGGGGCAAAAAGTAACACCTGCTCGCCCGGTGATGGTGCCCACCATGTAACAGCCGTTCCGGCGCGCAAAGCCGCCCAGCGAATCCAGTCCGTTGTATTCTCTCCCGTTGAGACTCGCGCAACTGGCGGCTCAGCAGCAAGATCAACATCCGTCACCGTACCAATACGGACAAGGTTACAGATCAGGCGATAGAGTTCATTCAGGTTCATAAGCTGGCTTGCGTTATTAAATTTACAGCCAGTTTCATGATCCACGCGCGCGCAAGCAACGCGCTGGCGTTGTCAGGAGTTGGTAACAATGGATGGCGGTACCGGCAGACACTGCCAGCTATGACAGTGGCGGGGAAAACGCATCGAGCACCGTCACTTTTAACAGTGCTGCAGGAAGGGGGTCAGGGTTGCAGAAAACTAACGATGGTATCCGCCAGCCAGTCAAGATCGCTTTCCGTAAAGCCCAGCAATTCACGCGCGGGGTAACGGGTGCTGGCACCGGGAGCCACGGTATCAACCTCACCATACTGGTGAACGCTGGCGATCTCGGAGGTATGTCCGGAGTAACCGACCACGGCGGCGCTGGCGGTACCGTATGCCTTGAGAAAGCGAGCGGTGCGCAGGCGGCGGAACATCTTTTCTTTGCGGGTGGTGGTGCGCTTGGTCTGGTTAAGATGGATCTCAATATAGCGCTGAATATCGCGCTTATAGAACGTGCGCAACGCCCCTTTATCAACATCATAACCGGTGATAGCGCGCTGCTCTCCGCGCCCGGTAGTGCGCCAGTTGCTCAGCTCGCGCGTCTCACCTTTCCACAGGAATTTAACTCCGCCCTGAGTGCGCAAAATCTTACGGCGGCGCGGCGTATAGCTCTCTCCGCTGGGGTTTTTCTGGCTGTTAATGCGCTGCTGCTGGCGCTTGCGCAGACCAATAGCCACCTCGCGCGTGAGCTTACAGCGCTGGCCCGGTGCGAGCTGCGCCGCCACGGTTGCCAGATAATCATCAAGGGCATGGAACAGCGGATCAGAATTCATTTAGTCCGTCCACGTCTCGCCGCTTACCGTATCTTCAAAGACCAGTGACCAGGCACCCAGCTCCGGCCCCGGCATAGGATCAGCGCGATGATGTATAACCGGCTTGCCATCTTCAACTTTGACAATAACCGCCTCACTGGCCTGGATTTTGATGAGCACGTCCATGGTGGAATTGCTCAGGATATCCGCTTCAAAGGTGATGCCATCGCGGGCGCGGTCAGGGTTGAATAGCAGCTCAGGCTGATACAGGCGCGCCCATGCCAGAATTGGCAGGCTAAGGGAATCCAGCGGCTCAGGGTAATCCATCGCCAGCACCTCAATGGTGTACTCATATTCAAACGAGGCAGAGCGCTGCCCGGTGCTCACCATGCGCCCCTTCTGGACATACACCGCCAGATTATCAGGGTTGTCACGCAACCACGGCACCGCGTGGCTGATGTGTTTACGCAGTAGATCGGGTTTTAACATCGCTATTTCTCCGCCGCTTTGGCCCCTGTCAGCACATCATAAGCCGCTTCACAGGTCAGCCCTCGGATCCTTGCCTGATCAGCAATTGCCGCCAGTTCTCCCGCTTGCTGGTCAGCGCGGCGGAACAGCTCGGCAAGCAGCTCGCTGCCGGTGGTGCCTGCCGGGCCTTCGCTGGCAGTTGCGGCACGGCGGGCGCGCTCACTTGCTGCCAGTCTGGCGGCGAGTTTTGCGGCTTCGTCATGCAGCCCGTCAGAAACAGCGCGGGCATGGTCAGCATCAGCAACGGCCTGAGCAATCTGCCCCTCTGCCCTTTTCTCAATCGCATCTATTTCACCTTGTCGGCGCTGCTCTTCGGCTCTGGCTTCTGCCTGCCGCTTTGCCAGCGCGGTAGCATCATCGGCATCCCGCTGTTTCCATTTCAGTGCCCATTCCGTATTAGCCTGGCTGGCACCAAACCATGAACCAGAAAGGAAGACACCACCCAGAATTAGCACAACCAGAAGGCCGCGCCAGTGTCGCCTGAGCCAGTTCAGAATCATGCAGGATAAGCCGCATAAGGTAGCTGGAAGTGAGGGCCGTCTTTTAGGGTTTTCCAGTCACCGCCCCATTCAACGGGGATATTCAGCTCTTTTCCCGCCTGTTTGAAGGCTTCGGAAATCTGTTGGTAATATTTCCAGTCCCATGAGCCTGCCGGAGTGGGATAAGCAAACACATCAACCGCATGGCCTGAAATATGCCTGCTGTTCATCGTCTGACTTTTCCCCTCAGCAACAAGCTGTTTTTGCCGCTCTACAGTGCGAAGCCCTTCGGTGATACCAAAATCAACGGCAGAAAGTTGAAGGGCGCGGCGAACGACTTTCACAAGGTCAGCGTTAACACCTTTCAGGTTATTTTCACTTCTCTGACTGAATTTAAATTCACTCATTTCCTTTCGCTCCCCCGATACGGGTTTCAATAAAGCCGGTCACTTTGTTGCGCACTTTGTCAGCACCCATAAAACCTATGGATGCGCCCACGAAGGTAACGGCATTAGACGGCAAGCCCAGATATTCCAGCGAACCGGCAACCGCCAGCGTAACGATCCCGCAGACCAGTGAACCAGTGGCAGTTTTCAGCATTGACTGACCGTCATAAAGACTCATAAGCGCCGAAATGCTCAGCGCAGCGCCTGCCGCGTAAAGCGTCGGCAGATAAGTAGCAATCCATTTCATTGTTTGTTCCAGCATCCCGGTAGGTACGTCGCTCATGGCAACCTCTCAATCCCATAGCTGCACGGTTTCCCGCTGGGTGGGTGGTGGTAATTCGGGAAGATAAACAACCTGCCCGGCACTCAGCAGCGGGCCGCTGTCGCACAGCCCCGGATTGGCTTCATGCACGGCTTCGGTTACTCCCGCCGTCCTGCCGTAATACCGCCAGCAGAGTTCATCAACGGTGTCATCCTGCTGCGCCTGCACGTTCATCAGCACAGCTCCGCAAGGCCGCGATCTTCATTCTGGATATCGCGAATAGACCAGCGAACATCACGCCAGAGCGTATCTATCTGGGTGCTGAGTGCCTGCGCGTGGTCATCCCCTTTACTGGTGGTATCAATATCGCGATACCCCTCAATCAGCAGGGCTTTGGTCAGTGACCAGACGGCATTTTTATAGCGCCAGACCTTCACCGATTCGCCATTCACCGGGTCGGCGGGGATCTCCGCCAGAGTCAGATAACCGGCATCAACCTGAACCAGACGCCACAGAAAAAGCTGATCGTTGACGTGGGCCACTGCCTCAATGGTGCGGGACATAAGGCGATCGGTCGTGACCTGCCCATCAAGGCGCATCGCGCGGCGCAAGTCAGCCAGTACGATGACAGGCCAGAAAGTCAGACTCTCAACCTTTGCGCCGCCATCGTCCGGCGCGGGATCTGATGGCGGTCTTACCGGTTCAGTGGCGACCAGGCTCATACAGGACTCTCCATAAGGCAGGCGGTGGACGGTGTGACGCAGTAGAGGCTGGGCCTTATTACGTCACACCGTGCCGCCTGGTGCGCGGGGGCACATTCGTTATGACTTCGCGTTTTTACGCGTCGTCTTGTTCTTAGCTGCTGGCTTTGCCTGGCTGTTTTTCGGCTTTTTGGCTGCGGTAGTGCGCGGCGTCTTCTCCGGCGCTGCTTTCGCGGCCTCTGGCTTCGCTTCCGGCTGTACCGGTGGCGCATCGCCCTCACCTTCTCCGCCGTTGGCGGCGGTCAGCTTTTTGATATTGCGATCAAGCAGTTCGATATCACGCGCCACGCCAATTTTTGCGTTGAGCCTGATAGCTTCCTGCAAATGCAAGCGGGCAAGCTGCTGGGACTCAACGTCCTGATTAAGGCGCACGGTGTACCCCATGACCTTAAACAGCTTGGCCCTTACCTGATCGGGCATATCTTCATGGGTGGTGATGCCGTTCAGCGCGTTGAGGTTGTCAATGCTCACGCTCGCCTTTGCCGGGTTCGCTTTGAAGGCGGCAAGAATGGGATCGCAAATCTCTTCAACCAGTACCGTGGCGGTGGTGCGCTTGTACTGGTCAGGCATCGGGATTTTATGGCGCAGTACGTACTGACCTATCCGCAGCGCCTGCGCAATATCACCGGCATCCGCCGCCCAGATCATTACGGTGGTGATAACTTCATCCGCCTGGCCCGTATCCGCTGCCAGTGCGCCATCAATCCACGGCAGGTAATCCGGCAGGCGTTCGCTTTTCAGCTTCGCCTTACCGGCATTCGACTGGATGCGGCTGAGGTCGGCTTTATCCATGCGCAAGCGGAAAAGCACCTGCTCGTAGGCTGTTCTATCGGCTGTTGTCGCCCCGCGATTACTGCGGCGCTCTGCCATCACCCGATCAAAGTGTTTTTGTGCTGGTGTTAACATTTATGCCCCCTGAACAGGCCAGCGCACTGCTGGCCTGCGGCGTCTTATGGTGCTGGGTCTGGCTCGGCGGCGGTGATGCCTTCGATCAGACAGCCATAGCCGTAGTCTTCAATGACGTAAGCATCATTCGAAGAGCTGTACGTTGAGACACGGTTATATTCCGGCTCTTCAACGATGCGGCGACGGTGCCCACCTTCCTGCCAGTAAATGGACAGGTTTTCCCAGGAGGTAATGAACATGCTGCCATCAGGGAAGAATGGCGCGATAAATGACGGCAGGTTACCGATCGTTTTACGTGACGCAATCAACTGCCCGGCAAGCGCTTCGGAGTTCGGGTTATTGGTGCTGACAGCGTTGATGATCGGGAATGAACGGTTTACCGTCAGATTACGCCCGGTAATCACCACTAGATCAGGCGAATCCTTGTACCACTCATCCATTAGCGAGTTGACGGCATCAAATACGATGGAGTCATAGTTACCGTAATCACCTTTCGCGATCACCTGATTGGTGTCGTCACGGCTGGTCACGGTGACATCTTTCATCACGCGCTGAGCTGCGTTCGCACGGTACTGCTGGAGCCAGCCGATACCGCAATCCTGCAACAGCGGGTTGGCGGCGCGGTCTGACTTCTCCGCGTAGCTGGTACCGTTGAAGCCGATCATGATGCGATCGAGCGCAATACGCTTGATGATCTGATTGCTGAGGCGCTGCTGAAAGTCCGGGAATTTTGCCCAGGCATCAAGCTGCGTGTACGGCGTAAAGGTATCGGCGTTCACCTTGTTACAGGTGTACTTATTCGAATCCAGCGCCGCCACAGAGGTAGGCTGACGGCGATCCGTGGTGGAATTGTTGGTACTGGATACCGGGCCACTAACACCCAGCCCGATTTTTTCACCGGTCTGATCGTTAACGCCGTAAATGTTAATTTTTTTCAGCATCTCAGACGACTGCTGGATCTTGTCCTCAAGCGTCTGCTCAACGCTCGGATCAATGCTGTACGCCTTGGTGATGTGAGCAGCACTGATATGGTTCAGTTCGGCCTGTCGCTGAATGTACTTATCAAACAAATCGCGGGTTGTATTACGCATCTTATTTTCCTTTCCTGAGCCTGACGCACTGAGCCTTATCAGCAATCAGCCAGATGTTGAGTGGATTGACCATCGCCGCCAGTGGCAGGCGGGCGCTGGCTGTACTGATCGGCGTCCTGGCCTTTCAGTTTCTCTTCCAGCGCTTTGAAGTCCTTACGCAGGCTTTCCAGCTCGGTAGCGTCAGCCTTACCTTTCACCGCAGCGGAAAGCTGGGTTGTGCTGTCCAGCAGCTTGCCCTGGCTCTCGGCAATCGCCTCGATAGCTTCACGGTTTTCACTGTTCTGCTGGCTAAACTGCTGTTGCGTACCGCCCAACAGCGCCTTAACACGGGCAAAGAAGTTTTTGCCTTCATCCTGCGGCGGCTGCTCATCTTCAAATTCCATCGTGGATTCAACGGCGGCGGTGAAGAAACAAGCCGGATCATGCTTACGGGATGCCAGCGGGTTAACGGTGTTTTTGGAACAAAACTCCATCATTTCCGTGCCCAGACTGGCGGGGCTATCGGTACAGGCCAGCCCCATCAGGTAGGCTTCGCCGGTATCTGCAAAAGAGGGATGCACTTCAATGCTGTGATAAATCTTCTGGCGGTTCTTTTTCAGGGCAACCAGATCATCAGTGGCATCAACCTGCACATACAGGCCCATTTTGCCTTTCAGCGGCTCCTCGGTGATCTCCTCTGCCTTGACGGCAATAACATCGCCATAAGCACGAAAATCACTGTTTGGAGAGTAGCCCCGGAGGTGCTCCAGATTGACGCGGGCACCGTATACGGCTGGGTTAAAGCGTTGAGCCATCTGCACAATGTGCTGACGCTCCAGCGTCCGACCGTCGCAGGTAGCACCCTCGACAGCAACGCGAAATGGTTTTGACTTTGGCATGTCGAAATCCCGAATGAGTGAGTGATATTAACCAGTGCCCCTATCATTCCCGCCGCAGCCGAAACGCGCAAAGCGTTGCCGTTGTTGCCGTTTTCCGACAATGACAACCCAAAGCGACGCGCGCGCGGGCGCGGTATTCTGCCAGCATGAAACAGACTTCCCACGATGAGCCACGGATTGCCGCTAAGGTCATGTACTGGCAGGCATACAGCATCACGCAGATCGCAAAATCGATCGGCGTGAGTACCAACACCCTGTATTCATGGCGTCGCCGCGATAAGTGGGACGAGTCCACCGCGCTGGAGCGCGTACAGGATCGGATGCAGGTGCGGCTATTACGTCTGACGGAAAAGCCAGACCTGACGGCGCATGACTTCAAAACCATTGACCTGTTAACCCGTCAACTGGTGCGGATGGAACGCGAAGAGCGCCGCAGCGAAGAGAAGGGGCGCGAGAAGAAACCGAAAAACCACTTTACGGAAGAGCAGATCGGGGATCTGCGCGCTCTGGTGCTGGATTCGCTCTACGAGCATCAAAAACGATGGTACAAACAGCGCGAACGCCGCAACCGCTTTATCCTCAAGAGCAGGCAAATAGGTGCCACCTGGTACTTTGCCCGCGAAGCACTGTTACGAGCGCTGGAAACCGGCAACAACCAGATCTTTCTGTCAGCCAGCCGCGCCCAGGCGTTCCAGTTCAAGAAGTTCATCCAGTTACTGGCTGCGCAGGTTGGCGTTGAGCTGAAAGGCGGCGACGCCATCACCCTGAGCAACGGCGCAACGTTCTACTTTCTCGGCACCTCAGCAGCGACGGCACAGAGCTACACCGGCGATCTGTATCTGGATGAAGCATTCTGGATTAACAATTTTCTTGAGCTGCGCAGAGTCGCCGCAGGTATGGCAACCCATGAAGGGCTGCGCCGTACCTACTTTTCTACGCCATCCACAGAGGAGCATGAGGCTTACGCCTTCTGGACTGGCGACCTGTTCAACAAGGCAAGGCCCAGAGGTGAACGGGTAGAAATAGACGTCAGCCATAAGGCGCTGAAAAACGGCAAGCTAGGCGGGGATGGGATCTGGCGGCAGATTGTCACCATTGAAGACGCGGTAAAACTCGGCTTCAACCTGGTGAAAATTGAAACCATCAAGATGGAGAACTCCCCAGAGGAATACGACAACCTTTACCGTTGCCGCTTCGTCACCGTTGGCGAACGTGCCTTTAACTACAACGCCATGATCGGCTGCTGCGTTGACGGCTTTAACGATGATGTATGGCCCGACTGGAACCCATTCGCACCCAGACCGATAGGCGATCGCGGGGTATGGGTAGGCTATGACCCCAACGGGGGAAGCGGCAATGGTGACTCTGCCGGGCTGGTTGTCATCGTTCCGCCAGCGGTGCCGGGCGGCAAGTTCCGCATCATTGAGCGCGTCCAGCTTCGTGGGATGGAGTTTGAGGAACAGGCAAAGGCAATCAAGGAGCTGACTGAGCGTTACAACGTCCAGCACATCGCGATCGATGCCACTGGCATTGGTGATGCCGTCTGGCAACTGGTCATCAAGTTCTTCCCGCTAGCGGTTAAGTACCAGTATTCCGCCCCGCTCAAGCGCGCCATGGTACTGAAAGCGCTCATGCTGATCCGTGCCGGTCGTCTGGAGCTGGATGCGGGAATGCTGGATCTCGTCCAGTCGTTTATGACGGTTCGCAAGGTTCAAAAAGGCGGGGTAATGACCTACGTTTCCGACCGCAAACGCGGCAGCAATCACGGCGATCTTGCCTGGGCATCTATGACAGCCTTGTATAACGAGCCGATCGGCAGCGAAAGCGGCGGCGGTAATGATAGTTTTGTAGAGGAGTTTTAAACGTGAGCCGCAAAAAGCAAAAGTTTCAGGCCAGACCGCAGCCGGTTGCCAGTGAGCAAACAGCAGGCATTGAGTCATTCAGCTTTGGCGACCCGGTAGCCATCACCGATCGCAGTATGTTGCTGGATTGCATGGAGTGCGCTGATAACGGCGTATATTTTGAGCCACCGATCAGCCCCTACGGCATCGCCCGGATGTTTGATTCAACGGCCTATCATCAGTCTCCGCTGGTCTTTAAGCGTAATGTGATCACATCCTGCTACATCCCTCACCCGCTACTGAGCAGGCAGGAAATGAGCGCGTGGGTGCTGGATTATCTGGTTTTCGGCAACAACTACATGGAGGTGCGCCGTAACATGCTGGGCGAGCCTATTGCGTTGAAACATGCCCAGGCCAAATATACCCGGCGCGGTAGCGACCTGAAAAAAGATCAATACTGGTTTATCACCCGCCGCGATGCGGACTACCCATTCAAGCCGGGCAGCATCTGCCAGATAAAAAACCCCAGCATCCACCAGGAGATCTACGGCGCACCTGAATATATGGCCTCGTTACAGAGCGCCATGCTTAACAGTGAAGCGACCATGTTCCGCCGCAACTACTACATCAACGGCAGTCACGCCGGGGTAATCGTCTACCTGACCGACCCGATCGCCAACAACAAAGACGTTGAGAGCCTGAAAAAATCATTGAAGGACGCGCGCGGTGGTGGTGCGTTTAAAAACCTGTTCGTATACGCAGCAGGCGGGAAGAAAGACGGCTTGCAAATCCTGCCATTCAGCCAGATAGCGGCAAAGGATGAGTTTACCGGCATCAAGGACGCAACGCGGGATGATATGCTTGCCGCGCATCGCGTCCCGCCTCAACTGATGGGTGTAATGCCAGGCAACGCCGGAGGGTTTGGCGACGTTGAGAAAGCCGCCCGCGTTTTCTCCATCAACGAGCTGACGCCGATACAGGAAAGTCTGAAAGAGCTGAATGACTGGCTGGGCTTTGAGGTGATCCGCTTCAACCCTTACGCCCTGGCAACCCCATCAACAGCCGCCTGACCATTCAAAAAGATTGATGCGCCACCCCGCCAGAGGGTGAGCACAGCCCACCCGAAAGCCAAACGCCATATAAGCCCCTCAGCGCCACGCTGGCAGGGGCTTTTCTTTTCCATCCCCTCACCTGACCACAACGCAACCGCATCAAAACAGAGCCGCACAGGCGCGAAAAATGGCATTAACAGGTATACCCTCCTTACCCCCTCAGCGCGCGATGGTTCCCCCGCCTCGCCCGCACACAAAACCCCCGTCTTTTTGTGCAAACTTGCAGATCACGGCAGGCTGCGCCACGTCTGGGCTTGTCTGGCAAAAGTACCATCAAAAAAATTGTGCAAACGTGCGCGTAACTTTGCACCGAAAACGCGCACTTTCTGAAAGCTAGTGCTTAACCGGCATCAACCTCATTGAGCGCTGCCATAATTGCCAGCCTCTCAGCAGGCGGTAAAGCCGCATATTTCGTGCGCCAGCGCTCAACTTTGCGCTTAATGCGACTGCGATCGTTGTAATCTTTGCCAGCAAAAGTATGAGAATAAGCCCGCCCTTCACCGTAATTCATCCAGATTTTCTCTGTTCTCACCCCGCCGCGCGTCATGGCCTGAAATTCCAGGCTGCGCCAGCTCGCTAACGTTTCGTCATAAAGCTGCGACGGGTAGCCAGACAAGATCACGCTGACGTTTTCGGGCAGGCTCATGAGGCAAGCTAACAGACGCTCATGATCGGCAACGGTATATTCATGGCGGTAGCGGGCGCGACTGGTGCGAGTTTCCGGCATATAAGGCGGATCACAATAGACCAACACCCGGCCCAGCTTGGCAAACGCTGGCACACCAGTGATCGCACCGTTCTGTTTCAGGCTTTCCAGAAAATAGACTGCATCACCGTGGAAAAAATCAAGGCGCGGCGGGCTGATGCCCCGGTCTTTCCAGCGCTGCAACGTCTTTATGCGCGCGGTAACATCCAGATCCGCGCCATAGTTCCGCAACGCTGGCGGCTTATGGAACATCACCGCCCCACTGCCCAGGTGGGTTTCAATGTAAGTATCATGCGGCGGCATCTCGGCAATGATTTTTTGATATACGCCACTACCGCCTTTACTCCCTAAATAACTCATCCGTAAAGCCTCGCGTTCAACCTGCAGCACTGCTAAAAATGACGGTGCTCGATGCGTATGGCCGACACTGCCAAATCTGACAGTGCGGTACCCAATGAGCGCCACTTAGTGGCGCTAGCGGACTCTTTGCCGCCCGCGCCCGCAGAATCGCTATTCCCCGCGCAACAAGTTGCGCCAGTCATACCGATTTACAGCACTTACATTTAAGTGCGATCTTCTGTTGTGCATCCGCCAGCTCGCCCGCAAGGTTCCATTCAGATTTGGATAGCATTTCTATCTCATCCAGAAGCATTATCACGGTTGCCGGATTAGCGGCGGCGATGAAATGGGCAATATCGCAATCCTGCTGGCCTGACGTTTCGTCTCCGAAAACCTCCAACACAAGAGCATCAGCCGTTCCATTGCTCACACTAAAGACCTGTGAGCCTTCCGCTTCCCATGTGCGTGACTCAATTTTTTCCGCTGCTTCACGCAGCGCCTGCTTTAGCCCGTCTGCTGGTTTGTTATTCATCTTTCCTCTCCTTTCAATTGTGCTTTTTTCCAGCGGCTGATCAGCTCGCTGGCTTTGTGGTTTGCAATGGTTTTACGCCATGGCTGATCGGTACCGGCGATAATCAACTCACCTGTAACCGGATGTGCGCGATACACGGTATCGAGTACCGTCACTTCATTACCGCGCGCCAGTTGCATGGCCTGCGGCTTGCTGATCTGTACTTTCTTCACCTGCGCCCATGACTGAACCAGCCCCGCCAGACCAGCAATTGCCGGTGATAAAACCTGCTCTTGCTGCCTGATCGCGTGGGCGGCTTTGAGGTAACTTTCTGCCCGCTGGGTGTCATATTCGTAACAGTCGCCGCTGGTAATGCTGCGCGCCAGCTCCTCAAACTCATCAGCAGGCGATTTCTGCCGCTTCGGTTTGTGGTTATGAAGGCTTTCACGTACCTGTTTTCGCTGTTCCTGGGTCAACTGACCGATCTCAAACTGTTCCGGCCCTTCCCGCTCAGCTGGCACTGTCATTAATGACGGTGATCCGGGCGGTGAATTTGTTCGTTTTTTAACCTCAGTACAGTTATTGACACGAGTCCTAGAGGGCGCGGACGCGCCCCGAACGTCAAAATCAAAGTCAACGGCCTGCCCGGAGTCGTCTAAAACTTCCGGTTTCTTACGCACAATGCGGTAGGTATGCAGGCGGGTTTCAATGGGTGGGATGTGAACGGCTGGCATCACCAGACCTTTGATAAGGTCCAGATACTCGCCGTAATCATTCGGCTCGTCTTTCTGCTGGTACCAGATGCGCAACGGCAGATCACGGCGGGCAACCAGTGCCCCGCCCTGCAATTGGGTGTATTGCTGCCAGTCGCCAGCATCCGCAGCACGGTGCAGCTCAGCAAACAGTGGATTTATCTTGTCGGCCTGTTCCTGATTGCGGAACCGGCGCAGCTCTCGCCAGACAGATACCGGTGCGCCGCCCAAAAACTGAAACTGACGGATGCCCCAGCACGATGCCCACGCGGTAGCATGTTTAGCCGTTTCTTTCAGCGGCCTGCCGCTTTCGTCGTCTGTTTCACCGTCGAGCGCGTAACCATCAATATTTTTACTGATGTACTTCACCACGTAACCGGTGGCGCTGCCGATTTCCTGATCGATCGGTTTCATCTCGAAGCGCGGGCGGTTGCCGTGCTTGCCCTGCAACTCTTCCGCATCCTCGCGGGTGGCATAATCTTCCATTACTTCCAGCAGTTCGGCGGAGTGTTCCGGCAAAGAGAAAAGCAGACCATGCCAGTGCGGAGTACCATCGTGGTGTGACTCAGCCACCCGCAGGCCAAAGACCGGAATTTCACGGCGGGCAAGCTCAGCACGAATTTTTTGCCATACCCGGTTAAGATAGCGCTGCGTTGCTCTTGGGCTGGCACCGTTCCATTTGGCATTACGATGACCGAATACGGTATAGGCGTGGTATTTGGATGGTGCTGTCAGAGTAAAAAACTGGCCTGCATAGCCGCTTTCGGTGGCGACTTTCTCAAAACCACCAATGCGGGTCATAAGTTCAACGCGGCGCAATGCCGGGTTAGAAATGCTCTTATCGATCTGCTCAATAAGTGAAATGCGCTCTTTGGTGTCCTGGTCTTCCAGTTCAAGACGGGCCATGATCGCGCGGCTACGTTTGCGCCTGGCATCCCACTCATCAACATGGTGCTTACTGCAATACGGTGCAGCGCCCCGCTTCACGTCACCAAAGGCAATGTGCAGGTGCTCGCGCCAGCGCGCAGCGTACTTTTTCAGGTTACGGTGCCAGTAGCGATCATCCAGCATCTTGCTGATGCCGGTAGTAGCTTCATCAATAAACAGCGCGCCCCGGCAATACTTTTCCCAGCTTGGAGGCGTCAGGAAGAAAAGCCGCGCGAGGATAGCCGCTTCGGTGTATAGGTATTCGGCATATTTGCGATCACTCTGCGTCTCTACCGTTTCGTGAACTTCGCTCAGCACAGACCGCATATAGATAGCAACATCCTGCGCCAGCAGCTCAACATCTTCCGGCGTGAAGTCCGGCAGGCGGTTAAAGCGCTCAACCAATCCGTGAAGAGTGTTAAACGTGTGGTAAAGCGGGTTTAACCCTTTGAATGCTGTATCAGCCTGAGATTTAGCCTCATCCGTCATCGCAATAGCGTATTGCTCATTCACCATATTGATTGGCGGCACATCCCTGCGGATGATATCGCGCAGCGTCAGGCGGGCAATGTGCCTGCCCTTCATGGTGTGAATGCTGTCAATGCGGGATGAAAGGCGCAGACGAATAAAGCGCGGCAGCGGGGAAAGGACTTTTTTAACCCAATCTAAAAACTCCTTCTCTTGACCCAATTCAAATAGATCAACAGAAGGAGATTTATCAACAAATATAGCGGGATGGGGTTTACTCCATTCGCAGCTATCAACCGCATTTTGGTAGTCAAAAGTGACTTTATCCCCTGCCCTTACTTCATTGGCTTCGCGTTCTGAATAGCGCACCAAATAAGTTGGTGCAGCGCCTGCTTTTCCGACCAGCTCAACGCCGATTAGCCACGACTGCCCAACCTTTTTTTTATTCAGTACACGCCGAATAACAAAGCATGATGATTTCCGGGCGGCGTCTACAGAGCCACCCGGAAAAGCAGGGGAATACGAGGGGGCGTAATGCCCGCTTGTAGCGGTAGTCATCGCGCGCTATCCAGATATGCAGCTATAGCCATCAGAACGGCAACTCCTCATCAGGATCTGGCTCATCAGTGATGAGATGAACCCGGATAATGTCTCCGCGCTTGACGCTGTAAGCCTCCCTGCCGCTGCCACAGATTATCGAGTCGCTGATACGGACATGGGCATCAAGGATGAACGCCTTAAAATTAACAACCCAAAAATCATGGAGTTTCCAGCGATCTGTGATGCGATAAATCACCGCATGACAGGCTGAATCCACTGATTCATCAGATGGGTCTACTGCTACCCAAAGAGGAGTTATAGGCTGTTCTATGCTCACTTCCCGCCCTCCGTTCCGGTAGTGGTATTCAGTCGTGCTTCCAGTCGTTCAAGCACCGACAATAGGTAACGCGCATCCCAGGCGTCAGCGCTCCCGAACTCTTCAGCGGCAAGCATCTTGAGGGGTGACTTGATGCCACTGATTACGTCGGTCACAAACTCTGCCGGAGCATCCCGGAGCATTAGATCAGCCAATTCAATGCGCTGACTCTCATAGAGGCGAAGCATTCTCATTGTGTGCTCTGCCAGCGCGGTAGCCGTTTGCGCCTGGTGGCGGGCTACCATTTCTTTGCGGGATTCACTCATTTCTAGCTCTCCGCGTGGGTGCCCAAAGTGCCGATCACTTCTTTGGCCTTCTGGCGGTTGCTGGCGTCAGTGCTAACAGAGCGCTGCACGTCGATTTCATGCAGGTGGAAGCGGTGGTAAATCTCGCGGGTGGTTTCAGTGTCACTGTTGGAAATGACAACCGGCGCGCCATATTTGCGGTTAACTTCCAGCAGCTCCGCCGCTAACTGGCGGTGGTGCTTCTCGGTGAATGGCTCGGTGTGGTATTGGGTGAAATTGGCGGTTTCGCTGGCAGGCAGGTACGGCGGATCGCAGTAGATAGCCTCATCCGTTCCAACCATCACTTTGAGGGTGTTTTGAAACGAGCTGCACAGGAAAATAGCTTTGGTGTCGTTAGCCTTCTCAGCAAACTGGCGGATCTCCGCTTCCGGGAAGTAAGGCACGGTTTTGTGCTGACCAAACGGCACGTTATAACCACCGCTCTGGTTGTAACGCACCACGCCGTTGTAGCCGTGGCGGTTGAGGTACAGAAACAAAGCCGCGCGGGCCACATCAAGCAAGCCTTTTGTACCGTTGAAAATGCGGCGGTTTTGTAAGTATTCCTCTTTGGAATTGCCGGTCGCAAAGAGCGGGCGGGCAAGATCAATCACCAGCTCAGGGTTGCTTTTGACCTCACGATAAAGGCGGATCAGATCCGGGTTGATATCCGCAAGGATATAGCGGCGATAATCGGTATTGAGGAACACGGAAGCGCCGCCAACAAAAGGCTCAACGAGGCAACCAGCCTTTGGTAAATGCGGCAGTAATTCAGGTATCACTCGGCTTTTGCCACCGGGCCATTTGAGGAGGGAACGGATCATAATGCCGCCCCCGTAACGTCTTTTGCTGCGAGGCTTTTTAGATTGTCTGAGAGCTGGGCGATCTGATTCAGCACATCGGCGGCAGCATTGTGCTTTTCAGAGTCAACAATGCGTTTTGAAGAATATCCGCAGACAGTCAGCGCAACCTCTTCAACCGTTCGAACGTCGCGTACATTCCAGAAATTCCAGACCGGGCTTAAATCTATACTGCGCAGGGCGTTGTAGATGATCGGCATATCGTAATCAGTACCGCGTGCCCAAACTTTCACGCTCGACTGATCACAATTTCTCAGGATAAACATATTTAATTCACTGAGAGCTACAGGGAGGGAGTCAGCCCCTTCTTTCGTTACCTCCGCTCGTACTTCTCCCGACTGCTTAAACCACCATTTGATTGTTTCAGCGCCCAGCGTTCCGCCGAATGCCTCACTACTTTCAATAGCAATGGCCCGGTACATTGAGGCAAAAACTTCACCTGACATAGGATCAAAGATTGCCGCAGCAATAGACGCAATCGCGGCAGTTGGCTTGTTATCCATGGCTTCAATATCAATCATTACGTGTTTCATCTTGCTTTCTCCTGGGTGCAGGAAGCCCGGCGCGGTGATGCGCCTGACTACTGGTTAATCATTCAGTGGTTAATTGACTGCGCCATCCGGCGCGGGTGGTGGTGATTCGCGTAACGCCTGCATTTCAAGGCGCGGCGCAGCATGATCTGGAAACTCCCACGGCAACGCCGCAGCCAGCTCGGCAAGGCGTTTAATGCCCAACATCAGGCTCACTTTGTCCTGAGAGCTGAACTGTTCGAAAGGCATGGTGAGATGGGAATGAGTCAGCGACGGCAGATCTTTAAACCGCTGCGCGGCTTCGTTTGCCAGCAGGATGATCGCCTTTTTCTGAGTCTCGCCCAGGCGGTTGAAACGGCTCGCCGTGTCATTGGTGCGGGAAACCGAAATGCTCGACTGCAAACGCGCGCGCTGTTCAAGGAACATCTGACGCCCGGATACTGGTTTTTCTTGCCCGATACTCATAGCCCTATCCCCCATCACTGCCGCTTATCAGGCGCGCCACTCGAAAGTAACGCCCCGGATAAGCACCGGTTTCCCGGTGCCTCTCTTACTCGTCGCCCTGCTGCTCTTTGGCTGGCTTAATCGCAGGCCATACCAGAACAACGAGCGCCCCCACGAAGAACAGATCGCCAACTGCTGAGAGCAGATAGCTAGTGAAGTCCACCGCTACCACCATGAAAGCCAGCAGCAGAACCAGCGCGGGCCGCAACATGCTCAGCATCTGGTTCATCAGATGTAATCCTCAACGCGCAGGCCCAGACGACGCCCAACCTCTTCCAGTACCTTCTGCTCTTCCGGCTCGATCTCGCCGTCAGCTTCGGCAATGGTCAGCATGTTGACGAAGACCTCTTCCGCCTCTTTCGGGTCGTTTTTGATATCTTCGATTTCACGCAGGATATTCATGCGACCAACGCGGAAACCCGCCTCAAGCTGTTCAGTGAAGCGGGTGATCAGCGCGGTGATTTCGTTGCCGTAATGGCTCAGGCGGGGATTGGAGCGCAGCAGCTGATCGAGCTTTGCAGTTTCCTCTTTCTCAATCTCACCATCAGCAGCAGCAACCAGCAGACAGCCACCAACAATGGCCTCCATCAGATCGCGGTTTTCGACTTTCTTTAATTCAACTTTTACAGCAGCGGTTTTTTTCTTGAACATGCCAAACATAATTAACCCCTTTTTTGGGTGAGTGAATGCGCCATCACTTAATAAAGTGACGACAGGTAGAAAAAGTTTTTATTTCTTCCTTAATTGCTAAAGTAGTTTTCTAAATAGCCTTACTAAGGAAATAAATAAGCCTTTGTTTATCTTCTTCGTATAAACAAAAGGCTTACTCATACCTTTAATAAAACGTACTTTATTAGGTTCTGGTTTAAAGAAACGCCCGTCTGGACATTCAATCCAACCTCGCGTATTGCGGTAATGCGTTACCTTACAACCGTGCTTAAGCAGGCTGGCAAGTGATGGGTTCTGGTTTGTATTCATTACTGCGAACTCCCGTCACGAATTTTATCAACGGTTTTCATTGCTTCCGACAATGCAAAGTCACGCCCAAAATAAATACCATTATTTAAAACGCTATACGCTGTTTTCATTGTTATTGAATTTCGTGGGCATTTATGAATAGTGAACCCACGATAAATATAACTATGGCGGCTTAATTGTATTAACTGGCCCGTCATCTCATCGACTCCTTACAGACCAATCCACAGCAGCCAAGCATCACGCTGCTCTTTCGGGCGGTTGTAGAAGGCATCGCGCATCGCACGGTTGAACTCAGGGATGTAGATCCAGTTTTCAGCACGAGCGCCCAGGCTTTCCGGGTTCTTCCATGGAATGATCGGTAACTTACCGTCTTCAATCATGCTCTTAACCGTGGCGGGCTTCTTGCCGATCAGCTCAGCAAATTTCGGGTACGGAACCGCGTCAACAGCATGACGCACTTCAATGAACCCCTCTAACTCTTTATCTGTCATGTGTCATAATCCCCATTGGCGCTAGGCGCTTGCTTCGGCTTGTAACTGCCTAAATTGGCAGTTGCATTTATGGTTACTATTGCAACCCTGAGATGAATATTATGGTTACTACTGCAACCCTGTCAAGCGACATGGGTGAAAAAATCAGAGCGATACGAGATAGCGAGGGGCTTACTAGGCAACAATTCTTTGAATTGACGGGTATTCCTGTGGGAACTCAGAAATTTTATGAGACTGGAAGGAGAGAGAGTATCGGTAGTGATATTTTGATCAAGATCACACAACATGAACGATTTGAAAAATATACGCTCTGGCTAATGACTGGTAACACCGCACCAGACGCCGGGCAAATTGAACCGGCTCTCTCTCTTGATGGGCCAGAGACTACGGCAACATCTCGCCGCTCCGCCCGCAAAACTGGTTAACGCTGCACCATGATTTCATTGACTGGATAGATTCACTTTCACTCTGCAATACCGGAGGGCTTCGCTATGTCGATTAAGAAGCTCGAAGGTGGTCAGTATGAAGTAGACGTATGGCCCCGTGGGCGTAATGGAAAACGCATCCGCAGGCGATTTGAAAAGAAACAAGAGGCGGTTCTTTTTGAGCGTTATGTATTAGCAAACGCCGATAAAAAAGAATGGCTTGGCGCGAGCGTAGATCGCCGCACGTTAAGCGAGTTGTTAGATACCTGGTGGCTGCTGTATGGGCAGACTCAGGAAAATGGCGAGATAGAAAAACGGCACCTGAAAAAGACCATCAGGGCGCTGGGAGATCCGGCAGTTAACCGGCTTGATAAGCGCACCATTGCCCGACACCGCAGCCAACGGCTGGATGACGGGATCAGCGCCGCAACGATCAACCGGGATATATACCGTTTTTCCGGCATGTTCAGCACGTTGATTAAGCTGGATGAGTTCAGCAAGGAAAACCCTTGCAAGGGACTGGAACCGTTGAAAGAAACGCCGCCAGCTATGACCTATCTCGCCAAATCAGAGATCAGCAGGCTGCTGGATACCCTGACCGGCGATGATCGCCGTGTAGCGCTGTTATGTCTTAGCACTGGCGCGCGTTGGGGAGAGGGCAGCACGCTGCGAGGTGAGCAGGTTAACCATGGGCGCGTGACGTTCCTCAAAACCAAAAACGGGAAAAAGCGAACGGTTCCGATTTCGGAAGAACTGGAGAAGGAGATCAAAACCAGTGACACCGGCCCGCTGTTCAAAGTTGATTATGAAAACTTCTGCGAACGGCTCAGGCAGGTTAAACCAGACTTGCCACGCGGACAGGCTACGCATGTGCTCCGGCACACGTTCGCGAGCTGGTTCATGATGAACGGGGGCAACATTATCGCGTTACAGCAGATTCTGGGTCATGCGAGCATTCAGCAAACGATGGTTTATGCTCACCTCTCCCCTGATTACCTGCAACACGCGGTGACGTTAAACCCACTCGGCGGCGGGTTGGTGGTGTGACAATGTTGTCTACATCTTGTCTACACCCGTAACGCTATATCCTTCTTGTAACTGCTTATAGCTGTTGCAAGGAGGATTGATTTATAAGGGATTTTTTCTAAGTGCCTGATAAAAAAAAAACCCACCGTAAGGTGGGGAAGACAGGGATGGTGTCTATGGCAAGGAAAAACAGGGTGCTACTCTTTCGTACCTAACTTCAGGGCTGAAGTATTCTGCATGGTCGCTACCTGCTGCTGCCAACTGGCAATACGTTGCTGGTAACGCTCATTTAACTGGGCCTTTTGCTCGGGAGTCAGCAGGTTGTACATCTGGTTGCGAATTTTCGCCATTTCAACCTGACGGTTTATACTCTCCTGAGCCATTTTTTCGGCTAACTGCCGCACTGCGACTTCATCGAACTTTTCTGCCGTTACCAGATTATGCATGGCTTCAGCCTCCGCTATATCAACGCGGGGTAAATCGTGTCGCGCTAGTTGCATCAAATCGCGCATTTGTTGACGCTGATGTTCGGTAAGATTCACACCGTCAAACATGCGGTTATGATCCATACTTTGATACAACATACCGTTTTGTTGAGTGCCATCGGCAAATGCTGCGGTAGAGGCCATCGCAAGCATCAAAGTCATGGCTAACGAGGTTACTTTACGCATCATCTACTCCTTTGCTTTGGCTCGCTTATGTGAATCAACGAGAATCAGTGTAACTCGGGGCCTGAAAACTAGCGTCAGTGCATGTAAAACTAAGTAAAGTCATGGAATAGCGGCACTTGTTGTCGTATTTTGCGTCAGGAGGTAAACACCTATGAATAAAATTTTACTGGTTGATGACGATCGCGAACTGACGTCACTGTTGCAAGAACTGCTTGATTTAGAAGGTTTTAGCGTCGTGGTAGCGCACGATGGCGAACAGGCTCTGGAACTTTTAGATTCCAGCATTGATCTATTGTTGCTCGACGTAATGATGCCAAAGAAAAACGGTATCGATACTTTGAAAGAAGTGCGTCAGCATCATCAAACGCCGGTAATTATGCTCACGGCTCGCGGTAGCGAACTGGACCGCGTATTGGGTCTTGAGCTTGGTGCAGATGACTATCTGCCAAAACCATTTAACGATCGTGAACTGGTTGCGCGTATTCGTGCCATT